ATGAAGCCGTAAACCATTTTTTTGACACAAACCTAAAGCCCCCGACCCCATGCTTTACAAACATTTTGGGGGAAACTGGCGGTAACCAGCCGGAACTAGCGGCGACTAAACAGCATTTACCCAGGCTTGAAACAACGGGCTTGAACCAGCACAGTTTTGGGGAGGGGATTTCCAACTTCGCTAGTTTGCATATGGGCATTGAACTGATGGCATGGCAAAAGCATGTTCTTAATGGGCAACTGTCCCATGATGGTTTAGGCAATCTCCAATTTCGTGAAGCGCTTGTGTCGACAGCACGTCAACAAGGTAAGTCGGTAGCGCTTCAAGCCTTGATTGGTTGGTGGCTTACTGAAATGGCGGCGTTTCGTGGTAAGCCCCAGGCGGTGCTTTCGGTTGCTAACAAACTTGATAGGGCCGAAGCAATCTTTGGGTTTATTGCCCCAATACTTGTTGACAAATTTGGGGGAAAAGCCGCTAACGCTTTAGGCCGTAAGTCGGTAAAAATGCCTGATGGGTCTACTTGGGAAGTTAGGGCGGCAACACCAAACCTGCACGGCGGTAGTTATGACCTGATTGTCATTGACGAATTGTGGAACATTTCAGCGGCTGTAGTCGATGAAGCATTACGCCCAAGCCAAATTGCCAGGGCTAACCCTTTGTTGTCTATGTGGTCAACGGCAGGCGATGAATCAAGTGCCTGCATGATTCAATTTAGAGAACAGGCCATAAGTGAAATAGACAAAGGCGAAACAACCAACCTTTATTTTGCCGAATATTCAATGGCGCCAGGTTCTGACCCCCGACTAGAAACAAATTGGATTCAAGCCAACCCAGCCATGGGGCAAACCGTGACAGTCGAAGCGCTGAGAGCCGTATCTAAAAAAGACAGTTTCCTACGGGCACATTTAAATATGTGGGTTTCTGCCCGTGGTGCTTGGCTTCAACCAGGCGTTTGGGACAAACAAAAAACCGATATACCAATGCCGCCTGGTGGCGTGTTGGCTGTTGATACCGACTTGACAGACGGGCGTTATGTGGGTGTCAGGTCATCAGTCTTTGAATCTAAAGCCCATGTTTGTGTCGAATTCATGGTGGACACCGAAGATTTAATGTGGCAAGAAATAGAACGGGTTATGTCCGATACTTCGGTCAGGCTGGTTATTACGCCAGCCCTACATTTACATTTACCGACAAATTTGGAACGAAGAACGTCGGTCATTGGTTACGGGGAACTTTTAAAGTATTCGGGCCTTATTCAAAAAATGATTGTTGAAGGCAAAGTTAGGCACCGTGGTGAACTGTCTTTGGCTGAACATGTTAACCGTGCTGTGCTAACTAAAACTGGTGGCGGTGTAGTTCTGAGTTCCCAAAAATCGCCTGGCCCGATTGAGTTGTGCCGGTGCATGGTTTGGGCTATTGCTGAATCGTCACGGCCAAAGGTTGTCGGTAAACCCATGTTTGCCGTATCTACGACACCATGACTTCAGGTAACGCTAATCTTTCACTAGTCCCTGTCCTGCGTCGGGCAGGGCAGGGACACCCCCGATAGGAAACACCATGGGATTATTTACAAGCAACAAAGTGAACAAAGCGGCGATTAGCCCCCAGCCTGAACCAGCCGTTCAAGCCGCCGCTGTTGGTGGCGCCTATTACAGTTCCCAAGTTGCTGGCCCAAACCTTATTGGTGATTGGTGGTCATACCAGGCGGGACTATTGCGAAACCGTGCCATGTCTGTGGCCGCCATTAGTCGAAGCCGAGACTTGATGGCCTCAGTTCTTGCCAGCATGAAACTAGAAATGCACAGCGAAAAATGGAACGAAACCGAAGGCGAAATGGAAAAAGTACCGTTGGCGCCCCGTTCCTGGCTTCGACAACTAGACCCCGAAATGCCTAACAGTTTCCTGTTTCCTTGGGTATTTGATGACCTTTTCTTCTTCGGAAGGTGTTTCCTTTTTATTACTTCTAGAACCAAAGACGGTTACATGGCTTCGGCCACACGTCTACCCCAAGGGTCTATTACTACGCCCGACCAAAACGGCCCTGTGTGGTTTGGTAAATCAAAAGAAATCTATTTTAACGGCGGCGCCATTGACCCCAAAGATGTAGTACAGATTTACAGCCCAACCCAGGGCATGATTTTTATGAGTGAACAAACGATAGCAACGGCAATTAAATTAGAAGATGCCCGCTATCGAAACGCTAGTAGCGCCATACCGGCAGGCGTTCTTAAACAAACTGGTGGGGAACCGTTAAGCGCTTTAGAACTGGCCGCATTGGCTGAAGCGTTCAACCAGGCGAGAGCAACAAACCAAACAGCCGCTTTAAACGAATACTTGTCGTACACCGAAACTTCGGCGACGCCTGACAAAATGCTGTTGATTGACGCCGCCGAATATCAAAGTAAGCAAATCGCTAACTTGTGCAATATTCCCCCGTATCTATTGGGTATTTCTACTGGTTCATACGCTTACACAAATAGCGAGGGTGCCAAGTCTGACCTTTGGACATTCGGCCTGTCAATGTACGCCCAGGCAATTACTGACGCCCTGTCACAACAGTTGCCACGTGGCACATATGTATGTTGGGACACCGACGATTATTTAATGACCGAAGAAAAAGATATGGGATATTTAGAAACGCCTGATATTCCCGAAACACAACCACAAGAAAACACACAGGAAGAACTAGCCCAATGATTACTTTTAATGCCAACACTTTCGCCGTTGAAGCCGCTGGCCCCGACGGATTACCACGTCGTACTATCACGGGCGTAGCCGTTCAATACAACACTTTCGCAACCGTAAGCGATGGCACCACCGTGTCGTTTGCACCAGGTTCACTACCAGTAGACGGGCGCCAGCCCCGTGTTTTCATGTACCACGACAGCACCATGCCGGTGGGCCTCGTAACTGAACGAGTCGACACAGGTTCTGAAATGCTTATCGCAATGAAAATTAGCGCCACAAACTTAGGTAACGAAGCCCTGGTGTTAGCCGCCGACAATGTTATGGAACTGTCTGTCGGCGTAAACCCGACAGAATTTTCGTATGACAAAGACGGAAATATGACTATTCAAGCCGCTGAGTGGACAGAGATTTCTCTAGTCCCCACAGCCGCTTTTAAAGGTAGTACCATAAGCCAAGTAGCGGCCTCAGAACCCGAAGCCGTAGAACCAGTAACGGAGACAATCGCAATGGAAACCCCCGAAGTTATCGAAGAAGTCGCAATCCCAACGGCACCAATTTTCGCAACAGCGAAGCGTGAACCCCGTTTGCCAAACGCTTTTGAATTCATGGCCGCTATCCACAAGGGTGGAATTGAAGCCGCTAACGCCAACAAGGTTTGGGAAGATTACCGCCAGTATCACAAGTCACCAATTGAAGCGGCCGCTGGCGATGTGACAAGCACCAATGTGGGCGGTATTGTGCCCTTGCCGTTGTTGGGCCCAGTTTTTGCGGATATCAACTACATTGCCCCCCTCTTGACAGCCGTGGGGACAAGGGCGATGCCTGGTGGCGGAACTGGTGCCACGTTCATTCGCCCAACATGGACAACCCACCCAACCGTTGCAGAACAGGCCGCCCAACTTGACGCCGTGTCAGCAACCACCAGCGTTATCGCCGCCAACACCGTGACCAAGAAAACTTTTGCCGGCGCCACCACCTTGTCATACCAAACGGTGGACTTTACTGACCCCGCCGCAATGGCCGTGATTATGCAGGACTTGGCAGGCCAGTATCTTTTGGCTATTGACAACTTCGCTTGTGACAACCTTGTGGCCGCCGCTTCTTCTGACGGTGTTTGGAACTTGACCCCCGAAGATTTAATCAAGTCGATTTATGACTGTGCCGTTACCTCGGCCGCCGCTACCAACTTCTTGCCAACACATATCGCTGTAGACCCAGCAACCTGGGGCTTGATTGGTCAACTAGTCGACGACAACAAGCGCCCAATTTTCCCCGCTATCGGTGCCCCTGGCCTTGTCGGTCAAAACACCCTTGGCGCTGGTTCTGCTGTTTCATACTCAGGTATGAACCCGCTTGGGTTGAACATCATCGTAGACCGCAATTTCGCCGCTAAGACCATGGTCATTTTTAACGCTAACGCTTACGAAATTTACCGTGCTGACCGTGGCCTGCTTTCGGTTGAGAACCCCAGCACCGTTTCCCGTACTATGTCAATGTTTGGTTACGCCGCTACTTTCGCCGCTAACTCAAGCATGATTCGTAAAATCACTCAGGCTTAGTCGAAAGGCGGTTAGCCGCCAATGGCTGTATACCAGGTAATTTTTCACCAGCGTTTAGATAATTACGCTGTTGTACAAACGCTAACTGAACCTGAATTGGACTTGGGTCTACCGTTTACGCTGGCTGGCTTAGGCCACGGTTTAAACGGTACACACAATGTTTACGCCTTACCCGAATACCTATTCACAGGTGTAACCAGTAGTGGCGACTTAACATTCGACTACAACTACCCAATAGAAAACCAAGTCCTCTTCTATGATGAAGGCGACAACCTTGACCGAAGCGCCGCAATCCCACAAGGCACCCTGACCTATAACGAAGTTTGTACTTGGGTGTTAGGCCCAGCGGTTGCAACATGGCTAGGTATTGCATTAGCAGGCGTAGACGAAACGGCTTTTCTAACTCAATGTGCCTCTAGTGCTTCAAACTTTATTTTTAGGCGTAGGCAAGAATCGGGTTACACCGACAGCCTTACTACTTCACCTGGTACCGATGTCACCCTGGCGGTCACAATGTATGCGGGCGCCTTGTATAGACAACGTGGCGCCATAGACCAATTTGCAAGTTTTAGCGACATGGGCGTAGCCACGGCTTCGGGCCTTAGTCCGTTAATCAAACAGTTAGCCGGTATCCCAAGGCCAGCGGTTGCCTAATGACTGTTTACACCGACCTGTTTAATGAGGCCATAGATGACCTAGCGGCAACCTTGGCAACCATTACAGGTTTACGGGTTGTCTTTGACCCTGAGAAAATTAACCCACCCTGTGTTTTTATCGACGCCCCAAGTTTTGACTGTTTTAACTACAACATTGTTACCATGAATTTTTCGGTAAAAGTAGTAACACTAGGGCCAGGCAATCTTGACGGTTTACGGAATGTTTTAAGCATGTCTGCTGGCATATTGGCAAAGAATGTCGCCGTGAAATCGGGGCGCCCTGGCTATATCCCAATAGGCGGCCAAACCTTTGCCGCTTATGACCTATCCATTGACATGCAAGCCCAAGCAAACTAAGGAAACCAAACTATGAAATACACAATTGTCAGCGACAAAATCGGTACACCAGGAACAGAATTCGTACCTGGTGCCGGTACAAACATTGAAGCATTGTTAGCCCACGGTTTTATTGAATCCGACGAAATCGTTAGCGACAGCACAGCCCCAAAATCTGCTAAAACTAAAGCACCACAAAAGAAGGATTAAGACATGTCGACTTCCACATACCTTTCAAACCCAGGCGTAATGATTAACTCGGTCAACTTGACCAACCAATGCACCAGCGCCACCGTTACCAACCGTGTTAACGCTTTGGAATCAACAGCCTTTGGTGGAACTTCCCGTGTCTATGTCGCTGGTCTTTATGACCAAGAAATCACGCTGGAACTTTACATGTCTTATGCGGCCACGGAGACTTACGCTACTTTGGCGGCGCTTGTCGGTACGACTACCACGGTTAAGGTTGCTACTACCGACGCCGCTTTGACAACAGCCAGCGCTACTAGCCCCCGATTTGAACTAGTGGGGGCGTTCCTGGCTGAATTGCCAGTCATTGACGCCACCATGGGCGAATTAAGCACCATTTCAATTACTTTTCAGGGTGGCGTTCTTTCCACCGTTGTTTCCTGACATAACCACAACAGCAAAGGCCCGACATGCAACTAACACTTCGAGTAGACCAAGGCGATGGCCCTGTAGAAGTAAGTACAAACCTTTTCACTATCGTTTCGTGGGAACGAAAGTTCAAGCGTAAAGCCAGCGACATGGCCAACGGTATCGGTATTGAAGATTTGGCATACCTAGCCCACCAGGCATGCCAACAACACAATGTTGTTGTGCCGGTGGTTCTAGATGACTTCATCAAAAAACTGGTGGTGCTTGAAGTAGTTAGTAATGAACCTGACCGCCCTACTTTGCCAGTACCTACCGACACGCTTTAGCACAAGTTCTAGTAGCGACAGGGTACTGGCCACAGCAAGTAGACTTTGACAATAACGACTTAGCAACAGTTATAAAGGTCATCAACGAAAGCAGAAAATAGCCATGGCAACCGATTTGACTATCCAAGTTACTGGGGTCAAAGAGGCTGTTAAATATTTGAACCAAGTAGAGCCTGGTTATCGAAAAGCGTACATAGCGAATATGAAAGAAATCGCTAGACCGATGACCGACGCCATGAAATCTAATTACGACGATATGAGATTCCCTAGTGGTACACGCCGTAACTGGTCGCCAGGTGGCCGCCAAGTATTCCCGTTGTCTGCTTCAAAGGCTGTTAAGGGTGTTGGTGTCCGTGTCAACAATAAGAAAAAAGGCGCCGCTTTTTCGGTTATGCAAAAGAACCCTGCCGCCGCAATCTTTGACATTGCTGGCCGTGCCAATGTCAACCCTTTAGGTACAGCGTTTAGTACAAAGTTTGGGCGTTCTGCTAGCCGTGTTATTTGGCCAGTATTCGAAGCAAAAATTGCCGACCTGACAACCGAAGTTCAAAAGGTAGTTGAAGGCGTCATGGCTGAAGCAAACAAGAATTTTAAGGTGTTCTGATGGCTATTTCAATTCCCGTAATTTCAGACTTCAACAGTAAGGGCATTGACAGCGCCATTAGAGAATTTAAGAAGTTAGAGACAGCAGGCGAAAAAGCCCAGTTTGCCATTAAGAAGGCGGCCGTACCTGCCGCCGCCGCCCTGGCTGGGTTAGGCATTGTTGCTGTTGACGCCGTTAAAGCGTTTATGGAAGATGACAAGGCCGCCCAATTACTTGCGACCAGCCTACGAAACACCACAGGCGCCACCGATTCACAAATTGCTAGTGTTGAAAAGTTCATTACACAAACTTCAATAGCCGCCGCTGTTGCTGATGATGAACTACGGCCAGCCTTTGACAAACTAGTCAGAGGTACTGGTGATGTAACCAAAGCCCAAGACCTAATGAACTTGGCGCTAGACATTTCAGCCGGTACAGGCAAAGACTTAGGCGCTGTATCTGATGCCCTGTCAAAGGCTTTTAACGGGCAACTAGGGCCATTAAAGAAACTTGACCCAGCCCTGGCTGGTTTGATTGCTAACGGCGCTACAGCCGATGAAGTTTTCGCCGCATTGGGCGACACTTTCAAGGGTGCCGCTTCGACTTCAGCCAACACCGCTTCAGGTAAAATGAAATCGTTTTCTATTCAAATGGGCGAATTCAAAGAATCTGTTGGTGCCGCCGTATTTCCAATAGTCGACAAACTGTTACCAGCGTTCAAATCTGTTGCCGATTTCGTAACCAACAACACCACCCTGGTGGTCACTTTGGGCGCTGTCATTGGCGGTTTGGCTGTTGCCATTATTGCTGTCAATGCCGCAACAACAGCCTGGGCCGCAACAACAAAAGCCGCCGCCGCAATTCAAGCCGCCTTTAATGCAATCATGGCGGCCAACCCAATCTTTTTGATTGGTGCCGCCATCGTTGCTGTTATTGCAATTCTTGTTTTATTGCAAAAAGAATTCGGAATCTTTGACGGTGTTATCAGAGTTGTTGGCGCCGCTTTCGGTGCTGTTTGGGGCGCTATTAAAAGCGTGTTTGATTGGGTCAAGAATAATTGGCCTCTAATTCTTGCTGTCATTACTGGCCCGTTTGGTTTGGCTATAGCGTTTGTGGTCAAGTTCAAAGATGACATTATGGGCGTATTCAGCCTGATTTATAACGGAATTAAAGCAACTATGGGGTTTGTTGCCGATGTCATTTCAGCACCGTTTAAAGCGGCGTTTAGGGCTGTGGCAAGTCTTTGGAATAACACCATAGGCAAACTGTCTTTTAAAGTTCCTAGTTGGGTGCCTGGCATTGGCGGTAGCGGATTCGATGTACCTGATATCCCCATGCTGGCCGAAGGCGGCATTGTCACGAGTCCACAATTAGCCATGATTGGGGAAGGCAACGGCCCTGAAGCGGTTATCCCGTTGTCAAAGTTGGGAAGTATGGGCTTTGGTGGCGGCGCCAATATCACTGTCAATGTGAACGGTGGCGACCCCAACAGCATTGTTAGAGCACTACAGCAATATGTACGCCAGTCAGGCCCAGTGCCAGTTAACACCAGGGCTATGTAATGGCTGTTACCAATTGGAAGTTTTATTACAACCCTGCAGGGTTTTCTAAAGGTACAGAATTTACTTCGCAAATTCTTAGTGCTTCGATGTCGTACGGTCGTACAAAATATTTAGATGATTACGCCGCTGGCACTTTAACAATTACGATAAACAACTCTTCAAATTTTATTACAAATTTTAGTTTTAATACTTTAATTTTGTTAGACACTGACAGAACAGACGCTACCTACGGTAATGACCCCGGAAATGTTTATTCAGTTCAAGAAATAACCTTTTCTGATTATCCAGGCAATGTTGGTTTATCTACCGCAACTCTTGTTTGTGTTGATGGACTTGGTCGGGCTGGTCGTGTTCAAGCAAACGCCTTGTCGTTGACACAACAAACCACAGGATTGCAGGCGACTCAATTCACTTCGGTTTCAGGTGGCCCGTTGCCTTCAAGTGTAAAAATAAGAAATTTGCAAACGCAATCAACGGCTTCAGCACAAACTTACACAGGCACAGTTTTAAACCAGTTGAACATTCTGAACGCAACTGAACGCGGCATCTTGAGAACAAACCGTGATAGCGCCGCATCACGAATAGACTTTTACGGCAGAAAACAATTTGAAGCCACAACGCCCGTTTCGTTTGGTCGTACTTCGTCGTCAAGCGTTATTGGGTATCAACAATTTGCCCGAATCCAAAATGGGTTATCTTTTATTAACACCGCAACCATTTCGCCTAATGGTTTAGCAAGCCAAACAGCAAGTAACGCCAGTTCTGTTTCAACTTATGGTTCAACTTTTTACAGTTCTTCAACTGTTGATTACAACACGACACAGGCGACAGGTAACGCTGAATGGATTGTTAATTCTTTTTCTGATCCGACAGATTTAAGGTTTGAAATAAGGTTTTCTGATCGAGCACAAAATGACACGGCTTACACATTGTTTATGATTTTGCGTGATGAAATCTTGTTTAATTTGGCGTACCGTGTACCAGGTGCTGGGTCTGACACAACTGAATTAGTCGCTTTGGAGGGTTACAGTGTGAACATGACTCCCGAACAAACCGAATGGGTTTTATATTTGTCGCCAGCGACTTATTACCAGTTTTTTATTCTTGACAACACTTCTTTAGGTATTTTAGATACCAGTCGACTCGGCTGGTGAAGGAGAAAACATGACTTACCCCACTTTTAACTCTGGTGATGTTTTAACAGCGGCCGAAATGAACGCTGTCGGTTTGTGGCTTGTTAAGACACAGACGATCGGTACTGGCGTGTCTAGCGTGACCGTGACTGGTGCTTTTTCGGCTGACTACGACAACTATCTGATCACAGTCTCAGGTGGCGTTAACTCACTTGACGGAAATGTGTTGGACTTAAAATTCGGCTCAACTGTTACTGGCTATTATTATTCACTGATTTACACTTCGTGGAACAATGTCGTGACAGCCGCAGGTGGAGCAAATGTAGGCAGAATTGACTATGTAGCCCAAGCAGGCACATCAAGTCTGAACGCATTTATTGAAGTTAATTCGCCATTTCTTACTGAAAATACAACGGTTAGAGCATCTGTAGCAAACTCAACATTTTATGGTGGTACGACAAACGGATTATTAAGAAATACCACTAGTTACACATCTTTCATTCTTGCTACTAGTGCTGGAACTATGACAGGCGGAACGATCCGCGTCTATGGATTAAGGAATTAGACATGACCACCGAAGAATACAAAGCCGAGTACCCACAAGACTCCGTCTACATTCAAGTAGACGACACCGAACGCCTAATGACAGACGAAGAGTACGAAGCATGGGTTGAGCACTCCGTTTACAACATCAACCACCCGTTGACATGAAAACGCTAGGCATTGTTGCCCTTTTGGCTGTGGCCCTAATGTTTGTTGTTACTAGTTGTAACGATAGAACCCGTGAAAATTGTGCCAGCAACCCAACAGCGACCAGGTGCCAACAATGAAACGCCTAACTAATAGTGAAATTAAAGCCCGACTCATTTTGATTGTGGGCATAACGCTGTCATTAACTTTTGTTTTAAGTACGGCCTCACTTTTATACGGCCTGCTGTTTGTAGTACAGCCTTTAGAAGTATCACCAAACGACGAAAGCGCTTGGACATTGCTTAGCCCAATGATGTTGTTTTTGACAGGGGCGTTATCGGGGATTCTGGCAAGTAACGGGCTTCGAGACAAGGGAGAAAAAGACAATGACCAGTAGACCGTATACCGGCAACAAAGACGCCGTACACGCCGCCAAGCGTGAAGGCACAAAAGTCTTTGTTGACTACTGTTGCTACCTTTTCGGTGTTACCAACATTGGCATTTTTAACGACAGAAACATGGTTGGCACAACCCCACCAAAGAAATCGGTACATGCCACCTGGCGGGCTGTAGACCTCAAAGGCACCCAGGAACAACGGTTCAAACTGATTGAATTCCTGTACACCCACAGAGACATTTTGTGCATAGAGGAAATCCACGATTATGCCGGCACATACAAAAACAACGCCAAAGGCTGGGGCGCTGGGTACCGCTGTGACCGTGACGAATGGCGTGTGTACGACAAAAACACGATTGGTTCAAAAGGCGCCCAATGGGTGCACGTGGAAGTCGCCCCACTACTGGCCGACCACCCTGATGTTGTCCACCATGCTTTCAAAACTATTATGGGTGCTTGACATACCACTACCGACTCGGTAGACATACCCCGACCTGACCCCGACTGAAGGACAACAAAATGAATGTAAAGCGTTATTTGGGCTTAGCCCTATTCACCTATCTAATGTGTGCCGCCTTTGCGGTAGTGAACCAAAAAGACACGCCACCCCAAACCTACGCTGTAGTACCAGCAACAATTACCCTGGGCGACTTGTCACCCCAACAAGTACAGGACAGGGCCGTAGAACTAACTACGACAACCAGCACAAGTACCACCACTTCGACACAGCCCACCACAAAGGTGGCTTATGTTGACCCAGCAACAAAATGCCAGGAATGGTTGCCGGTGGCTGTATCTGTCGGCTGGCCGAATAACACCGAAACGCTAGAGAAACTAGGGCGCCTAATTTGGAAGGAAACCAGATGCTTAAACATTGGCTACCAACACCCGAAGTTCAATGGAAGTGACCATGGTTTAGTTCAGGCGAATAATATTCATAGGCGCTGGGCAGAAGAACTATTCGCTATGCCATTTGAAGAATCCATGAGTGACCCAACCCTCAACCTAAGATTTGGTTTCCTGCTCTACGACACAATCGCCGAAACAGGCGCCTGTGGTTGGAAACCATGGAGAATGTGCTAACCAATGTTGAATGTTGACCGCCCCGACTGGCAACAACTAGCAAACTGTAAAGGCATTGACACCAGCCTGTTCTTCCCCAGTAGCCCAATGGAATCAGCGGCCGCTAAAGCCGCCATAAAACCAATTTGTGACGCCTGCCCCGTATTCGACAACTGTTTCGCTTACGCCGTGTCATTTCCCGAAAAGGCTTTACAAGGCATATGGGCAAACACCACCGAAGGCGACAGGCGCCGTATGCGCTACTCAGCAACACCTATTGGTTATCGTAGAAATATCCCGACAACATGAAAGGCCCGACATGAATGAACAACTAGCCGAAATGACAGCGGCAATAGCAAAAGCCGAAGTAGCAATGAAAGCGGCGGCCTGGCAACTAGAACGCCAAACCGAAGATATCGCAATGCTAAGAAAAGCCCTTTTTGAACTGGCTTATATTGCCGAAGAAAACGGTATCTACTTGTCAAATCTGACCAAGCAGACACAAGACGCCATTGTGGCCATGCGCCTGGGTGGTTTCAAATGACCTGTGAACTATGCAAAACAGAATTAAACGCCTTTGACATTCGACTACAGGACTTGTTACAAGGCATTTGCTTGAACTGTGGCAAAGCAGGCGACTGGCTACACATGACACCCGAAGAGTCACGGCGCTGTTCAGAACTACACGCCTGGGCAAACATGACACCCAACCAACGGGCCGCATACGACAGAAACAGAGGCAACTAATGGACTTAACAAACTATGTCGACGTACCCGAAAGATTCCGCCAGGCTTTAGAACGCTGGCCTGAACTACGGGTCATGGAAAACCGCCCTGAAGTAATCACTATTGGCGACAAAACTTTCATTTCGGTAACCATGCAAATTTGGCGTACACCTGATGACCCGATACCGGCACAAGCAACTTGTTTTGAACCGTTCCCAGGCAAAACCAGTTTCACCCGTGATAGTGAACAGATGAACGCTTCAACTTCTTGCTTGGGTAGGTGCTTGGGTTTAATGATGTCGTTTGGCCCGAAAATGGCTAGCGCTGAGGAAGTCCGAAACCGACAGCCCGACACCGTAGCCCCAGCAACCCTTGTTAAACAGCCCGAAAAGCCCCGTACACAAGCGCTAGGCGCAAATGCGACTAATGCACCATCAGAAGCCCAACTCAAGTTCTTACGGGGTTTAAATTGGGAAGGCCCAGTACCCGAAACACGCCAGGACGCCAGCGCCCTAATTAAAAGGCTTCAAGGTTAATGCCGCTAATCACTTTGACCAACAACCAAATGGCATTGGCTAACCAGGTAGCCGAAAAACGGATGGCCGAAGGCGCCAAACTAGGTTTAGATACTCTTTTCAACCGTGAACGAATGACCCCCGAATGGCGTCAAAAAATAGATTTTCTAGGTGCCGTTAGTGAACTGGCTGTGTCAATTTTCTTAGGTTTACCGTGGACAGGGAAAGACGGGATAGGTACTAGCGATGTTTCAGGCTTCGAAGTAAGAAGTACAGAACGTCAAGACGGGAAACAATATCGGTTGTTAGTCCGTGACCACGACAAAGACGCTATTTACATTTTCTGTATCGTTGACGCCCCCAATGTGGTTATTGCTGGTTGGGCTAGCGCCTGGCAGATTCGAAACAACGGCCAACTGATATACAAAGACACAAACGCTTACGGCCTTACTAGGGAACAGTTAAACCCAATGTGGCAATTAGAAGAAGTCACCGAATTTGCAGGTAGGACACTATGAAAGAATCAACATTTCAAAGTTCTGTCATCATGCTGGCTAAATTGCACGGCTGGCTAGTTATGCACACTAGGGCTGTGGAAATACGCCCTGGGGTGTGGAAAACCCCGTTACAAGGACACGCTGGCTACCCCGACCTGACACTTGCCCATAAATACAAAGGCGTCATATTCGCCGAATTAAAAAGCGAAACAGGCCGCATATCAGAAAAACAAAAAGCCTGGCACGACACATTAAAAGACGCCGGCATGGAAGTAGTAATCTGGCGGCCTCAAGACATGCAAAAAATATCAACCCGACTAGCAACAAGGAGACCCGACCATGACTGAGTTCATGCAACCCATCAACCCAATTCGTATTTGGACAAAAGGTAGCAACCACCGCTTTGCCCACAATGTGTTTGCTATCGCTATATCAAACTCAAATGATGTCGAATACCTAACTGTGAACGGCAACTTCATGCCAGTAACAGCAATCACCCACGCCGAAGTCCTGTTAAATGGTCAATGGACAGCCATTCATACTGTAGAGATACGTCACCCAGCGACCTGATACAGTCCCAACACAATTTCATTAGTGACATGGCTGTACCACGGTTGTAGGTGGCGGGGCGTAAACAGGGGAACCTGGGTAGACCCCTATACACCGATGTAGGGGAACAGCGT